TAAAGGTCGTTAAGCGTTTCTCCTTTTTTATTAACTACAGTTATGGAGTCGTCTTCTGTAGTAGTTAGTCCACCACCAATAATTCCTTCTATAATAGCATTTGTACATGCTGAATGTATAGATGATTGGTTGTATAATTTTATTAAGTATTCAGGGAATCTGTTATCTTCCCCGTATTTTATATATTTACCGTCTTTTTTTTCTTTAGCAGTAACTCTATGGTCATTAAACCTTTGAATCTTTGCAAAATGTAATTTCTTTTTATTTTCCATACTATCCATGATAAGTTGTATATTGACCATCTTCATTTGCACTAGCATATTGAGTAAATGATGAATCATCACTACCGGATACCCATGCTCTGTCTGTATCTAATTGTCTACTTGATACTATATCTGTTGTTGCATTCCAAGTATAGTCTGCAGCTATCCAAGTATCAGTAGTTTCACCCCATGTAGCTAATCTAGCTCCTATTCTTTCAAATAACTCTACTGTATAATATCCTGAAAATTGTGGTACGTTAGCATTAGCTAAACTAAATACTAATCTTGGTGATACACTATCGGGAGTGTTCTGTAAAGTTAAATCGATAGATCCTGAACTTCTATCTAAATCTTGACTATAGTCTAAAATAAAACTACCCGAAATATTATTGTAATATATCGAGTCTATTTCAGGCCAGATAGCAATTGTCTGTGATCCTGATGGTCTATAGTAAAGTTGTATCATCTATAGTTAAGTTATGAAAAAAAAGGGAATAAGCCAAAATAACCTATCCCCATTTTCTTCGTTTATAATTATCCGACAGTAATTCCTGTTAAGAAATCTACTGTTCCGTCAGATGATGAAATCTCATCCATTGGTTCTGGTTCTAACCCTTGGAATGTCAATGCATATTGATTGGCATCTCCGAAAGCAGTACCAGACGTTGCTGATCCAGCTGACAATGTAGCTCCTCTGTATCTACCTACTAGGAAGTATCTTCCAGTGTAAGGTGACTCTACGCCGTTGTTAGTTTCAACGATAATTTTCAAGTTAGGGTTCTGGGCAAGTACCTTCACTTGATTTCTTAGGCTACTCTGTAATTTATGAAAAGCAACATTTAACGACTGATCGTAAAATACAGTACCATTCTCTAAAGATGGTGTCGGTGTCTCGGTAATATCTCCTGTATTCTTAGTTAATTCAAACTTATAAAAAGTTCCTGAACCACTAATGTCAGAGATAAGACCTTCTGAAGCTTCAGTTATTCCTGCAATAGATCCAGATAGGATATAAATGTTTTTTATACCTCCACTGTTGTCTCTACATCCTAACGTAAAGCCTGAAGTAATATCACATGCCATAATTAATGTTGTTTTTAAATTGTTAAAAAAAGGGCGGCGTTAACCGCCCGTTATAAGTATCCTAATTACCCGTTGTTACTAATAATATACTCAGGGAATGCTACTTGTACACCTAACTTATGCTTAAGTCTGTGTTTCAACTGGTCGCTATTAATATCGTACCATAGTTGATAGTTGTCAACGTCACTGATAAGGTCTGTACCTACTACAGCATATGCATCTGGCATTAACGCTACTCTGTTTCCAGAAATACCGCTAGTACCTACTACTTTAATACCTGGTGCAAATGGGTATACTGATTGTAGTACACCTGTTCTTACATCTGCAGCATTCATATCGAAGTAATAGTTATTTGCATTTCTTAATGCAACGATATACTTTCTAAAGTTAGCAGTAGACATCCAAACAGTGAAATCGTCGCGGTCTGCAACGTCAGATGGAATGTTTTCGATTAATGCATCAATCTTAGTTAATGCGTTAGTAGATGTGAAAGATCCTGTTGCATCGTTAGGTACAACTACTCCTGGGTTAGTACCTGAAGTTAAGAATCCTAATCCTTCGTATGCAGATCCTGATCTATCTCCCCATAACCAAGCATCGTCTAACTTTTTCATTTGGTTAACGATTTGGTCAGTGTATACAGAAGCAAGCTCAAAAGTTGTATTATAACTTCCTCTGTCTAGAGAAGATACTCCTAAATACTTAGGGTTTAATGTATCTAAACATAGTCCGTCGAATGAAATTCTTGGTTGTACTGTAATGTTTCTTTGTGTAGCAGTAAAGTTACCTTGAGCGGTTTCAGCACAAGATGATCCTGATTGTACTACTACTGTTGTGTCGAAGATGTTAAGAGGGGATTGGTATTTTATATTCTCTTGTATTGGAAGAATAGAAGTTGTATAGCCCTCAAACACCATTTTAGGCACTACTTTTCCAGCAACTTCGTTGTTGAAATCCGCTAGTGCGCTTACGTTTAATCCAGCCATTTTTTAAAAATGTTTAATTTAATTATTATTTGTTTAATCTACTCATTACAGCATCATAATGAAGCTGCTTTGGGTTTTTTGGGGTATACTCCCACATTTCAGGCTTTTGGCCTACGTTCCCTTTAGAGAACTTAGAAGAAGTGATAGAAGGTGCTGAGCTTTCTTTTGAATAATGCTCTTTCATTTTCTCTTCAACCTCTGCTAATTTGTCTTTATGCTCTTTTAATTCATCCATGCAAGAAGATAATTTTTCTTCCATATCAGCGAATCTAGAAGCAGTTTCTTCAGCGATTGCTTGTACGATAGCCATTTTTTCGTCTTCGTGCTCTTCCATTACTTCCTCTTCTTCAGAGTCATGTTCTGCAAGTTCTGTTTTCTCTTCAGAAGCTTCCTCAATTGATTCTTCTTCTTTAGATACTTCTTCTGCACTAAAGTCTTCTAAGCTACCTTCTCCAGCCTCGTCTGGTCTGTGAATACCTGTTATAATACCTTCATCGCTAACGGTAATAGTAATACCTGAATCTGAGACGTGTTCCCCGCTTGGTGCTTGAACCTTGTCACCTTCTTCAGTGATAACAAACAAAGAATCACCTACAGCAAGTTCAGCTGCCTTATCATTGGTTACTTTCGTTCCGTCAGCTAAGGTTGCTACTGCAAAGGTTTCTTTTGTTTCCTCTATGTTTTCTGTATTATCTTTTTCCACTAATGAAAAGTACTCCTTAACAAGCTTCTTCAAATCTGATTTGTTCATACTTTAAATTTGAATTTCGTTATTAAAAAGGTTTTCTATAGAAATAAATAGTCAATATATATAATTTATCCGAAGGTGTAGACACTCGTATTTTTTATATACATACTATTTGTTAAGTGTCCAATGATAATCTCTACCATTAAGAACTGGTTTATATAGATTTATATAATATCTTTCTCTTTCTTTTCTTAGATCTTCATCTTCTACTACTTCGAGTATTTCGTATCTAAGTATAGGTTTATTTACAGGAGAACCTGTATTCCAATCTTTATGGTTCCATAACCTACGTTCTATCTTTATAGATTCTCCAATATAGTCTCCATCTTCGGTCCAAAGACGGTAAACACCTGGTGTAAAATTTTTTTGGTATTTATTTATAGCTTTTTTTACTATATCTGGGTTATTTCTATGGTAGGCTAAAACTTTATCTTTACCCCCTTGGTTAAAGTAGCGGTTTGTCATATACTCATTACAGCATTTCTTACATTTAGAGCTTTTACCGTACTTACCTCTTTTTGCTTTGTTAAATTCATCTAAAGATTTTTCTTTTTTACACTTAGTGCATATTCTTACGTTCATTTCTTATAGTTTTTTAAATATATAATACCCCATAGGTATTCCTGCTAATGTTTCCGAATAGTTAGTAACGCTAACTTTATAACCTTTATTGGAGAAATTCTTAAGTAGATCATCTTCATTAAAAAGAAGACCATTAAGATAATTTTTTTCATAATCTTGTGCTTGTTTGGTTTTTTCGTTTAACTTTACCTGTATGGCTATATATTCAGGTTTGATTTGTTCTGTCCAGATAGATAAGATTTTAATAAAGTACTCATATGAAGGAAAATGCTGTATAACTTCATTACAGAAAATAAGTTTAGGTTTAGGACCTCTATAATAAATTTTATCTGGGTCTTCAGGTAGTAGTTGCTGAAATTGTATATTAGAAGCATAGTTAACAGCACTATCTAAACTATCTTGAATTAAGTCTACTACATAAACTACATATCCTTTGTCACTAAATAACTGAGATATAAGTCCTCCACCACAACCCCAGTCTAATACTGAATATATATTGTCGGGTAGATGATCTAGTATATTCTTAGTAACTCTATCTTTTATTCTTTTTTGTTTTTCTGTTGATAGGTGACTTACAATATGTCTCCACTGCTTAGTTGTATCAGTCCAAACTTTTTTAATCATTCTTAAATTCGTTTTTAAAAAATTTACCTAAAGCATTCTCATTAAGACATCTACTATCGGTAAGTCCGTCTGTACATAAAATAGCTTGTAGCTCATAATAGGTCATTTCTTTTTTAGTGTAACAATAGTGTAATATTTCTTTCTTTGCATTGTTCCAAGATTTTACTACGTTGTTACTGGATTGATAACTTATCCAATCACTCTCTTTTGTTACTTTTCTTTTTCTTTTAAAACCTTTTAATGGTTTAAGAGTTCTGTTACTATAACAAGACTTTTTACCAAAGTAGTATTCTTTTGTATCTGGATTACTTATCATATATACAAAACCTACTACTCCTTCTGGAATGTCTGATAAGTCTCTAATCTTTAAATTTTTATATAACCACATAATTATTCATTAATAATTTTATCCCATAATTGTACTCTATCTACTTCTTCTTTTTGTACTGAAGTATTTTCTTTTAAAGGTTTATTAGTAGGATGTATATAATTACTATCTTCTTTAGTACTAACTACTATATCAATACTATTAACCATATCTATATTCTTATTACCTAAATTCTTATTAGGTATATTATTATTGTGTGGTACCGGATCCGCATCTATTGAGGTTAACTTTTCGTAGCTCTTAAGATTTGTATCCGCATCTGTTAAATAGTTGTGCATCTCTTTAGATGCGTTTTCGGACCTTAATAGATCCACTACTTTATCTTCAAATACTTTATACTTAGTAACTGGGTGCATAGTTCCTTTCTCTCTTTCTCTGTAGATTAAACCCCTTTCTTCTAACATATTCAGTACTTTACGTAGAGTAAATTTAGTAACATTACAATCTCTTACAAAATCATCTACTCTTCTAAATACTAATTCTTTTTCAGGATGCATTAAATGTATATCCATAAGGTGAGCAAGTATAATAGCTGCATCATTACTTTGTAATTCTTTAGCTAAGTGTTTATTTACTACCCAAAAAGCTGATTGTGCTAATAATTTTTTCATAATAACTATTTTATAAAATAAAACCCCTAACAAGGTCGGTGGAGATCGAACACTTATTAGAGGCTTTGTAAATTCTTATTGACGTCTCCACTCGTCTTTACTATAATATAAGAAGTTATTTTTAATTCTGCAACTTCCTTTTTAAGTTTCTTCTCTTTTTATTCCATTCCTTCATATATTTTTTTCTGTTAGGATAATAACGATTGTTATACTCTATCAGTAATCTTTCTATATGGAGTACTCGTTTAAATGTTTCTCCTTCTGGTAGTTCATCTATATCAAAGAACTGAATACCTTTAGCAGCATACCTAGTTACTCTTTTGTTATTTTGTATAGATTTAATAACCGTAAAAGGAGTAGTATCTAAAGCTATAGCTGCATGAGTTCTACTTTCAAAGTATTCTTTTCTACCATCAAGATATTCAGCATAACAAGGACTTCTTCTCTTTGCTGCTGCCTTATAAGCTGCACCGTTATGTAAACCCGTTTCATAGCTATGCCTCATATTCTCTGTTCTAGTTACCCATTCTAAGTTATCTACATAATTATTAGACTTATTACCATCAAGGTGATTGATCTCTAACTTCTCTTCAGATTTAGGTTTAGGTATAAAAGTTTCAGCTACTAACGTATGTATCTTAAAAAGTTTTGGTATTTTACCTCTATTGTTAGGATACATTCCAAATCTTTTATCTTCTGGATAAAGACGAACATGGAAATATCCAACAGCGTCTTTCTGTAATTTTAACTCTTTGATTTTACCTTTTGTAGTAATTACTCTACCGGTATTCGAAACCATATATCTTTCGAACCCTTCTACTTGTTTAAAAATTTCTTGTGCCATAATTATTTTTTTACTTTATTTATATGTTAAAAATACGAATATTATATCTATTTAACAACTCGTACAATAATAAATAGCACGGAAAAACCAAAAACTTTAGTTTACATAAAAAAAAATATATTTAAAGGTTTCTACGAATTCTAGAATATTTATTATTATAAGAACCTAAAAAAATAACTTTAAAAAAAACATTATGAATACAAAAGACTTTAAAATTACAATCGACACTGACGAATTAATAACACCTTTACAGGATATCGCATCAGAACTTGGTGAGATTAGATATGCATTAGATAGTATAGCATATTCATTAGATAAAGGTACTAAAAAAAATGAAAGAAAAGAATTGTAGTAATTGTAGTAACAAGATG